CAGCTGATGCCGCTGTTAGTTGGGTCAGTGATGATGCTAGCCAAACCAGATACTGGAATACGACGCTCTTTGCGATTGTTAGGCAATGTAGTCTTATTCTTAACCCAGAAGTAATACTTGGTTGCTTGTGCACCGGTTTCAGTTGTATATACTTTAGTTGAGTAACTAGTGTTGCTAATGTCTGCGTTAGGTGTAACTTTAGCAGTACCGCTAGGAACTTGTCCGTCTACTGGGTTACCTTTGCTTACAGCATCATTGTATGCTATAGGATCTACTGTAGTTTCAATCCATTCATAAATGTCAATAGTACTACCGGTAAACAATTTACCCCAGTTTTTACTTCTGTAATCTAATGTACCTTGTTCGTATTCAACATACTTAACATTGGCAGTATCCCACCAGACAGTACCTACCTGGCGTTCGCCCCAGTAGCTGTCGCTGTTTACTGTTACGTTATCGTCTGTACTAAACTCATACTGTGCAGGATCTACGCTACCCTTGTGGTCAATTTCAATGTCTGCTACACTAGGAATAACTCCTTTGTATGGGTCAAACAATTCCAAATCAACTAAGATTCTATCTAGCTTGTGGTCATAGATATTTGCTTCGTGAACCTTATAAGTGTCTACTAACGGTGTTTCTTTATTGTACTGGTCAAATGCTTGATATAGTACAGGAATCATTGTAATATCGTCGCTAACACGATATTCGCTTTGCCATTGGTAAACTGTGTATCCCGAATCTTCTTTTACATAAGCTAATTCGTTATCTACCCAATTGTAGCGCGAGCTGTTTAACGTTGCTTCTAGTTCTGCTTTTGTTTCAAATACGATAGGTGCATACAAGTATACAGTACCTGTAGTACCTGCATCAGTAATAATAGTAGAAATTTGAACTGTTAAAGTGTCTACTACCTTAGCAACTGTTACCATACCGTCGACAATTGCACTACTATCGCTACCTGTAATGTATAAAACATCACCTACAACAAAATTATGTGCAACGTCAAATACTATGTTAGTAGCTCCTGTTGGGCTAGAATCTGCTTTTACAATATCTACAATAGTGTAAGAATTTTGCTGAGCTATAACACTCCAATTACCTTCTTTGTAGTTTCCTACCCAAATAGTTGGCTTGGTAGTAACATCTATACTGTCGTATAGTTCTGCAACTGTTGTTGTATCTGTTGTTACAAAATCAACATCGTCAAAGCTGACAAATCCTGCATTAGGCAAGTCTGTATCAAATATGATTTCGTTTTGGTCGTCTGTCATTTCTGTTTTCTTACGAACAGGGAATTCCAGGTTGCCAGTGCCCGGACGGTCGATCCAACGATTGTCCGATGACATAATGTCTATAATTCTATCAGTGCTTCTATCAATGTTGCTACGCTCTGTTGTAGGATCGTAGTCAGGTAAGAATCTAAACAACTGTTTGTTGTCTTTAAATTCTCTTTGTTTTAATTGTAGTTCCCAAGATGCTTGTGTTTCGTTGGCTCCAAATTCGCCTAGTTTGAACATCCACTCTTCGTCTACTTGCAATTCTTGTAATGTGCTAACACTACCCTCAACATTGGTATTACGCAATAACTTGTTGTATACCGCAGGCGTACCTTGTTGACGAATCATGCCGCGCTGGAATTCAAATGTAACTGATGGATTTAGTAACAAGTTATCCAAGTAGCTAGTTGTATTAATACCTAAGTTGTGACGTGCTGTTTCAACTAAACGTGTGTTTAGTGTGCTACCTTCAACGTTGAAGTAGCGTGTTTCCATGTCACTGATAGTTCTGTCGTAGTTAGCAATCACTGTGCTACCGTTAATTAGGTAACCAGGTGCGCTAGGACGACCCATCCAGTCAGCAGTACGTTGTCCAATAAACTTCAAACGATATTGCTTTAGTCGCAAAATAGGATCGTAAACAATGTCATTGAACGCAGTGATGTTATCAAATACTACTGCATGTTCAATATCAATGATACGAATACGGATACCAAACAAACCAGTTTGGTCACTCTTTGTTGTAACTGTAGTTACGCCGTCGTCAGCACGAGTAACACGGACCATGCTAACATCTAGTGGTATTTTGTCCTTGTCAATCAATGGAGCGAAGCCGCGACTTAACTGGTTAAAGTCTTCTACAAAGCCTTGTGCGTTTTGAATTACTAACTTATTAGCACATGGACTTAGCGCAATATAATATCCTTCAGTCCATTTAGTTTCGCTCCAGAACAAGAACTGTTGAGCACTTTGACGGAAGTCTTTAATGCTGTTCATGTTACTGTCGTAGTCAGAGAATACAACGCCTTGTTCAATGATCCAACGTTGCAATCCTAATAGGAAGTTAACAACACCTTCTCTGCTATTGTATGTTGTGCCGTAATCAACTTGGCTGGCGGTAGTTTCCCAGTCTAGTGCTTCTTTAACTGTAATGTTACCATAGGTAAATTCTGTTACTCGGGTAGAGTTCTTAGGCTTGTATACTGTAAAGTAAGGATTTACAAAGTCGTAACCTTGCACTTCGTATCCAGTACCGTTGAATATTACTTTAACGCCGCTGTAGAAAAACTCTTTATAAGGAGTACCTTTGTAGAAGGTTAAGTTGTAGTTTTCTTCAGGGATGAAGTTTCCGCCGCTTTGTGTTTTTAAACTGTCAGCCAAGAAAGCCAAGTTACGCTTGTCTGCAAATCCACCAACTTTAAAGATGTTTTGTACTGTAGCATAACGAATTTGATTGTAGAAGTAATCGGCCAATGTCTTGCTATCGCTGATTAAACTTTCAGCAATAACATTTTCTAAACCATAACGAACTGTGACGTTACCGTCATATAGTTCCCTGTGGAACAAGTAATCGCCAACCATTGGGCGAGCATTTTGCAACTGGCTAACTGAATACTGTGTATTGTAAAAGTCAGTGCCAGCATATTCTGGTTGCCATGACTTTTCAATATACTTGTTTGGTGCCACGCTGTAATACCATTGTGCCACAGCCCATGGATATTCTTCGCTACGTACCCATGCAAGTTCCTGATTACCTAAGTCTCCTGCTACCCAATTTAATTGTGCGTTTTCTTGCGATGGTGCAGTTAGCAATCCTGCTGTAACTGGATCTTGTAACTCAGATGATTGTGTTACAGGGAACGACATTCCAGGACGAGCAAATCTATGGTCAATTACTACACTAGGTGGGCAAGCTACATTACCTGCTTGTAGTGCGTCTATTAGAGGCTGACGCTTGTACGGATCACTCCAGCTATAATGAGTGTCCCACCATGTTGGCTTAATACTATAACCTAGCATTTCCCATGGATGGCTATGCGGACGGTCCGTGTCGTATAATGCTTTATAAATGCTTCTCCAGCTTCCGCCAAGTCCACTGCTTACTGTAGAATAATTCCATGTAAACTTATTAGGTTGTTGATAGAACTGGCTGTTGTCTAATTCGTTAACCCCATTGGTTGTTTTCCACAACCTAAACAAATCACCGATATAGCTGGCCTTGTCTTCTCTTGTAACTCGAGTAGCTCTAAATACGCCTGGCTCTGCATTTGCCCATTGGAAACGCTGTTGCTTAAACTTGTCGTAGATATTATTGTAGATACGTGTTTCAAATTCATAGATGATGTCATCGCGGTAGTCGTCGTAAGCAACTATCATACTGCCGTCATGACATTGAATAAACTTAGTAGTCGTTGGATATGTATCGTCCCAAACAAATTGCGGACGATATACTGGCGCCATGCCTAGCTTGCTCAAAGACGTTGGCACAAAGCAATCATCTTTTGTTTCGTATACAACAATTTTAATTGTGCATGGACCTGTTAGCTGATTAAAATCTACAGTAGTATCGTTAAGAACATAATCAGAATCTTGCGTCTTGATTACATTGTCTACATAAACATAAACGTGATTTCTGTACGGGTCAGTAGTATCAACCGCAATAGGCAATGCGTATGTAACTGTAGCTGGTGCTAGCTCGTCGATAACATAGCTAACTGTGCTTTTTACAGCGCCGTAGTATAACATATCACTGTATGCATGAGTAAAGTCACTGCTCTTACCTACGTTGATATCCGATAATACTTTATCCAGTAGTTCCGCAGTTGTTAATTCTACTACGTCAACTTCTGATACTAGCACAGAAATCTTTTGTAAGAACTTTTGTTTAAAAATCTTTGCTTGCTCTGCACCAAAACGTAATACGTTAATAGGATTGGTTTCATTCAAGCGCAACAACGCGGCCATTTTCAATGAGCTATTTTCTTGTTGTTGTATTACCCAACCTGCGCCTGGGTTCTTGTGAATGTTGTAGTAATTGTTTTTACCATAACCTTCTCCAGATAATCCATAAGTGCTTACTAGTTTACTCTTAAAGTGGTTGAATACTTGATTGTAACCCACGCTCAAGAATGTTTCGTTGTTAGCGTTGGCTTCAATGGTATTGTGTACTGCATACACTCCCCATTCTAACGAACTTTCAAATAGTACTTCAATAATATCGCCGTTGTTTAGCACACTACTATCTACAGTAATGTCAATTGCACCGTTATTTTCTGCGTAGCTAAAGCCCGTAGTTTTATCGTAGCCGTTTATACGTACTAGGAAACTGCGAGGATCATTGTACATGTCTGTGACAATAACTAGACCTTTTTGTCCATTGAATACATAACGGAAATTAACTGCTTCTAAACAAGCTATTTCGATTAAGCCAGAGTCGGCGCCGTTGTTGTCAACAAAGATTAAATCTGGATCATTGTTGTCATCGACAAAAGTCAATGGCAATCCTGACATGTTCAGTATTGTAGCAATACCCATGTTAGGGACCACTAGTGTATTTGTAACAGGATCAAAACGTTCCCATTCTCCGTTCTTGCTTAAACACCAAAATACAGGCTGGCCGTATTCCTGTGTTAGCATGTAACGATAGCTTGGAGTACTGTCCAATGGGATAGTTACAACATTGTCATTGTATTTGTTATTAACAGTTTTACTAATACGTTGGTAAGTCTTTGGAGGTTCGCTATTTTTAACCCAACCATTGCTTTGGTTGTAACGCTCTAGCTTTTCGTCCCAGTATTGGTAGTAGTAATTGCCAGAGATTTGACTACGTAAACCTAACGTATCTCTATAGTATATAGGATTGTTTTGCGTTACATCAAACACAATGTTAGTAAATGTTTTAGCAAATGGGCTTGCATTGTCAATGATGTCAAAGTTTGAACTTTCATAAGCAATATTAAAACCTAGTTCTTCATCATATACTGTTCCGACTTGGTATTGGAACAATGTATTTCCTGCAAAGTCGCTGTCTGGGTATTCAACTGTATTACCAATACCTACTGCATTTTTGTCGTATAAAGTAAACAACGGGAATTGGTCACGCTTGGTTTTGTTTTGTCCTAATAGCCATGCAGAGCCATCAAACCATAGTTCTTTATAAATGTATGTACTGCCACGCAATACAAACAGTTTATCGTCTGCCATTGGCACGTTATCTGATTCGGCTACAAAGCTGATGCCAGAACCTACTCCAGTAACACGATAAATTTTATTATTGTATGTATGGTTGCCGTTGATAAACACAACCCTGTAGTCGTTCTTTAATGTAATACCGTCAATGATGTACGCAGATTCAGAAGTAATGGTACTAGGAGCAATACCGTCAATTACTAAATCTACAGGTGTAATAGGATTTTTACCGTAGTTAAACAATTCAATATTACGAATAAATTGAACGATAGGACGGGCGGCACGTTGTTCTAGCTTTAAGTAGTCTGCGCTGTTAACATCTAAGAACTCACATACTGCTTTAACTGCATCAACGTGATACCATTTGTTTGTTCTGCTCCATGGGTTTTGATCCTTGGCGCCACGTTCCATAACAACATATTCTTTTTGTATAGGAGCAGGTTCGCTAGTATCCCATTTCTTACGATCCCAGTTTACACCGTCCCATGGCACATAAGCCAACATAGTGTATGGAGTACGAGGATCTAGTTCAGAGCTAGGAATTAATTTTATACTGTCGCCGACTCCACTAACAATAAAATATGTAGGATCAATCAATGGATCTGGACTACTTACATATTCAGGCGGTGTTACTGTAGGTGCTGTAATTCCTGTTACTGTAACAGAGAAGTTTGTACCTGGGCCAATAATGTTTGGTCCGCAACGTAACATATCGCCAACTTTATATCCTTGGCCACCTTCAACTAATTCAACTTGCGATACAAATCCGCCGTCAACTGTTAGGTTAACTTTAACGCCGGCACCAACAACACTGTCGGTTAATCCAACTAAGGTTACGCCTTCATAGTATCCGTCATTATAACCAGCGCCAGGATTCTGGCCGCTAAAGCTAGTAATGGCGTTCTTGTTAATAAAGTAAACTTTCATTCCGTTATGGAATGTTAATTGCTTACCGTTTGGCTGTACAGGTGTTGTGTACTGTAGTTTGCCAATAATATCTTCAGTTACGTTGATTAGGCCTTCTAATTGGATTGGCAGTGGATCGAACTTTAACCAGTAGTAACTAGTAAAGTTAGTAAACATGTCTGTATCAATTGGAGGATTCCAGATGTAGTATTCACTGTCTAAGTAGTCAGGCTTAGTTTTATTCCAGTTAAGTTTTAATTGATCAATAAAGTCATCATAAGCCAATGCGTCAGTTACATTGCCGTCGATGTCGTTGAATACTACACCAGGTTCTAACTGGTAGTCTGCTCTAATAGATCTTGGTTCTTCTAAGTAAAAGTCTTTAGTAGGACGATATACTGTACCACTCTTTTTACCAACATACAAGTTAATGTCTTCGGGCGTGCCTTTACTTACTAGCTTATCTAGTGTAGTAGATAAAAACTTTACGTTAGTATCCGTACGGAAATAGCCGGGCAAGAAATTACTTGTTTGTAATACTTCATTACCTGCGGCTTCCCCAGGTACTGTGTTCTTGCTAGCTACTACTGGCTGTGCGGAGAAATTCTTCTTTTCTGCCATCTTAACCCTTAATCTGTTTTAAATTAACATCAGTTAGTTGAGTGATAATATCAATGTCATCTACTGTTGCACTACTTATGAACAATTCATTTGCGCCACTGCTAACTTGGAACAAGTCGCCAAATGTTGTACTTGTGCCTTGTGGTACTAGAACCACAGAGCTAATTGAACCTGCTAGCTTAGTGTGAATGTAAGCCGCTAGTTCTGTAAAATAAAATGTTTCGCCAAATGTCCAGTTAATGATTGAGAAGAACTCATCAATAGCCGCTAACACTTTGCTCTTAATTTCGTTGTCTGTCATTGCTGTGCCAGGCATCTTAATTACTTTAAATCTACCTGCCAATTCTTTGTCAGCATACTTTCCAAACAATAACTTGTACTTGGCTGGACGATAAACAATTGTATCGCTACTTGTTTTCACATCTTCCAATGCGGCAAAGTTTTGATACAACTCTTGTGGTGTTGGAGGTAATGGCATGTCTTGTAGCTTGCCGCTGTTCTTCAACCAACGACGATATGTTAAGTCGTAATCACTAGTTAACACAAACAAGTCAATGATGTTAATTGTACTTGGATCGATACGCTGATTGCTTTCTGCAACGTGATGCCATTGCATATACAGGTCTTTACGGCCTGTTACATACTTTGTAGTTGCTGTATCAGTATAGTCATCGCCGTATGCTTGTTGGAATGTAATGCCGTTAACTGTTGTGTAATCAACTTTAATTTGATTAGTGCCTACTAAACGTTCAAACACATAAGGATCATCTGGCAAGAAGTCGCTATTGTCGTCGGATACTGCAACAACTAACTTAGTATTGTCTGTAAAGCTGTCTGCACCGATAAAGTACTTGTCGCTCTTAAACTCAGCTTTCTTTCCCAGGATACCTGTGCCTTCAGCATTTGTATTTGTTTGTAGGAAATAAATGCTATCACGTTCAACTTTAGTTGTTTCGCTGTTAAGTGCTTTCTTAAAGTTTTCGTTGAAGAAACGAACTTTGTTTTCGCTACCAACAATGTAACGAATAGCCTTGTTCACTACTACGTATTGTCCGTTTTCGTAAGTTACTTTAATCAACCAACTGTTGTCTTTGTTTAGCTCGCTGTTGTCTCCAGCAAACTCGTCACTGTAAAATGCACTGGTACCTAGATTGTTTTGAGTTACAATTTTGTAAGTTTGTGTTAGATAGTCATAACGGATACCGAATGTGTTCTTAGCTACTAACAAGTCGAATATTAATCCGTACTCAGTTGTGCTGAATACTTGTTTGAATCTAGGAATAATTCTAGAAATAGTGCTAGCAGACTTGATGTTTTTGCTTAGTGCTACAGTACCAGAACCGTCAAGTTTTTTGCCGGTGTCAATGCCGTTTAAGTCTTGTTCGCCCAAACCGTTGCCATAAATGTTAGTAATTGCGGCCCAAGTTTTTGTTCCAGCAGAATCAAATTCTACTAAAGAACCTTGTTGCAATAAACGCAATAAACCTGTTGTAGCATTACCTACTTTGATAACTTCGGCAGTTGTGCCGCTTTGTGGTACACCGGTAAAGTAACCTGTACTAGTACCACTGTTGATAGTTGTTCTGTTCCATGTTACGTTAGTAGGACTGCCCGTTACTTGAGTGTAAGTAATTGCAGGGAAAATGCTATAGAACATGTTAACAACTTCTGGTTGTGTAAATGCGCCTGAAATGTGTTCAGTAATCAAATTACGCAAGAAATAGTTGTTGCTAATGCTGTAGTAGTTTGTTGTGTAAAACTCATCTTTGTATACATAACCGTCATCACTGAAGATATCCAAACTTTGGTTAGTGCCTGTTGGATCAGTTACGTTAGTGTATCTGCTAAAACCACTGTGGATCCTGTTGACTGCTTTAATCTTTAAGATGTTAGAGCTTTGTGTTAGTGGATAGACACTGTAGTCTTGTCCAGTAACCATACGGTCCTGACTGTAGTATGCACTAGGTGCATTAGCACGAACGCTTTCAATGCTTTCCGACGGGGTGCTGTTGCTTACGTTGTACTCTAAGTCAGCAATCATAGTTAGGAATTGCTTTTTACCTACCTTATCGTAGTATGCAATATCCCATGTAATGTTCTTCATATCGTCTGGGCGGATGGTATAAGTCAATCCGTTACTAGTGCGTGACCATACACGAATGATACCACGTGGTACATCGCTAAAATATCCGTCGCCAAACTTGATACTAATCTTATCGCTATCGCGAGTAATTACGCTACAAATTTTACGTTGTCCCAGACTGTAACTGTTATAGATAACGTTGTTACCTACTAAGTTAGGCACGTTTTTCCAATTTGTAACTACGCTACCATCTTCATTGATTGTTTGTACATAAACGTCTTGTTCGTTGATGTTCTCAATGTCAATGTCTAGTACACGGTTTTCAATGTAATCGTTTAACTGATAGTCGTTTTTGTTTAGTTGGCCTTGTTTGAATGTAACAAAGAATCCTGTATTGGCACTAGTATTACCTGTTCCGTCATTGCGGTACAACAAGTTAAATGCGGCCATTGGATCTGGCGTGGCTTCTTCGTAGTACCCTAAGTCAGCAAAGTCACTGTTACAAATTTCAAAGTTACTGCTAATACCTGCAACTGATGCAGAATAGCTGATAGCCACTTGCTGATCGGGAATACTGTTTAAGCTGTATAGCTGGCTAGTTACGCCACCTACGGTACCTGCTTTAACTGGATTACCAAACAAGTGGTTAGTACTAAAGGCACTGTTCATAATAGTAATGAATTTTTCAAAGCTATCAGGATCGTTAACACCCGCCCACTGAATTGTTTTATTGGCCAGGTTGTTACCTGTGTTGTCTAAAACATTTTCTGTAGTCTTGATTGCTTTGATTTTCATCAAGCCTTGTGCCGCAATGTTACGCTTAGGGTTGTAGCTTAAGAAACGAGCAAGACGCAATACGTTTTCTTTACGCTCGGCAGTATCAATAAAGTTTTCACGAGCATTTAAGTCAATACGAAAACCTAAGTTTTGTCCTAAGAACGCAACTAAGTCGATAAGGGCAACAAATTCACTAGACTGGATCCAGTCGTTAAAATCTTCTGGATAGTTGGTACGAATATAATCAATCATTGCGGAACGCAATGTGTCGAAATCGTAGGCTTTAAAATCAGCGTTTCTAAAACTCTGATATACACTTTGCCAGTTCTCTGCGGCAAATAAATTTTCTTGTCTGATAGTTTGAGTCATTGCTTAACCTTATTTTATTGCCGAATTAGCATCAAATTCTACTTGTAAATCTGTTACTAAGTTGTCCGGCAAATATACCAATCTTATTACTAGTGTGAAACCGTTGGGTACCTGAATAACTTCAGTGCCCATGTACTGGAACCTAATATCCTGTGCTACAATAGATTCACACTCACGCTTGATGTAGTTTTGTAATTCTGGTGTTAGTGGATCAAATAATAGTTCCCAAATGTTTGTACCAAATTCAGGAGCCATTACACGCTCGCCTTTGCGAGTCATGAAATGATTCATTAAATCCTGCTTGGCTAGGTCAACATCATACGCTTTTAATGCGTCATTTTGTGTTGTAAAGCCTTTATATGTTAATGTTGCCATACTAATATTTACCAGTAAAATAAACTACATACTTAATGCAAAGTAGGCTTTGCTTGTTGTATTTCAATCTTGTCCAGTAAGTCTGCAACGTTATCGTCGTTGAGCATTTGGGTATTAATTAACTTAATAACCTCTTTGAAGAACTCGACATTTTTAGGCAATTCAATGCTGTGCGTTAAGCTAGGATAAATGAAGTCCAATTGGCCATTTTCTTTGATAATAATGGCGCAGTCTTTGGGTCCGCATTGATATCCTTTGTGTAAATCGGTTGACATGAATTATGATTTATTGTAAAATAGTATTTATTTGGCAATTTTCTGGAGAACTTTATGACCATGCATCTAGCGCATCCTAGCCTAAGTACTACTGGTAAGAAAAAAGGTAAACGTAAGTTTGCCAGTGCAGAAGCCAAACGCAGGGCAGAAGCACTTGACGCCAGCTGGGCTGAACTTAAAAAGTCCCATGGCGTTTCAGAAGAAGACAAACGCCGCAAACGTGCAATGGCCGCTCCTCCACTTAATAGTGTTTACTCATTGAAGCCGCCGCCTGGCCGCGAAACTACGCAACACATTAAGAGCCTAGGACAAGACAATGGGGTGGCTACAATGTCGGCCCCCAAGGTTTACACTGGCACCAAAGTCAAAGGTATTGCTACTATGCACAAGAGCAATGCTGTGCCTGTGTTCAGTGACGAAGAAGCTGTTGAAATTTCTAGGATGCGTAGAGGTTAATCTTCTACTGCACTAGTAAACACGCTGAGTCCTATTTTGCCATGGGCACCTGCTCGTAAAAAGTTGCTGGCTACATGTAGGTGCCTGCGGTCAAAAACAAACACATTACCTGGCTTCCATTCAAAACGCTGTTTGACTGTAAGGCCTTCAAAGTTGCTACGGGGCAAATGACTGCAATCTGCAACCAAGTCTTCGTCGAACCCTTTGTCCAGTTCAGCGACATCTGAGTAATCTGTTACAACCTTATTGTATTCTTCTTGTACATCAGTGCTACCTTTAACAAAGAACGCGGCTGGTCCGTACCAACGTTGATTTAATACATACAAGGAATTCTTTGCGGCATCGTAGTTTGTGCCCGCAAATACTTTAAGCGGGAACACAAATGTCTTCCATGGACTTGGATCCGGTAGTCCTGTATCTGTGTGTATTCTATAGGGCACTTTGGTATCAAAAAAGTTGCCACTGTCGATTTTCCAAGTACCTTCGCCTATCTCTTTGTTTATAATAGGTGTGATTATTTCCAGGACTTTGGGCGTCAGGTTACTAAAGTATCTGCCCTTGTATTGTGCATAACTGTTAGGGTCGTAGTCTTTGAGTTCTTCTTTGTAACCCGCGGCCCTGTGTTCCATTAGTAACTGGGTACGGGTAAACATGTCTACAGCATTTTCTAAAAAGTATGCCATTATTGTGTACCTGGGTCACGTTTTGTTAATTGTGTGAATGCCCAATGACGTTCTGCACATTGAAAACATTGTCCGCATCTGCCTACTTGCTGTTCAGTGCAACTGTGACTAAGTTCAAGTAATTGCTCTTGCCCAAATTGATAATACAAGTCCAATGTATGACGTTTGTCTAAGTCTACAAATGGCACTTGGGCTCGCTTATAGTTGTTATGCGTAGGCCGCTCCGGATACAGTCCGGGCATAGGCCATTCTTTAGGAGGAGTTTGCTGACTGCCGTAGAATACATAATCAGCAATACCGTTTAGAACTTCTATGGTTCCTGTTTCAACTTGTTTACTATGGTGTACTGTAGGATCTCCTACTTGTATGGGTGCAGGTAAATCCAACTCTAATACTCTGTTTACATATTGCACAATATCAGGACTGTAACGATAAGCGCCATCTGTGCGAGGTACTGTAAAAGGAATGATTTCTTTAGGCTGTGGCAAGGCTTTGTTTAGCTTGGCCACAAGATATAGTAATATGGCACTGTCCATACCACCACTGACTGTTACGCCAATCTTCTTTGGCCATACAGGAATGTATATATTAAATGTTCTTTGATCGTTTGCGGGTCCGCATGTAATAAGCATTAGTGTCTATGTTGCAAATGGGCAATAACCTTATTGACGTTTGCAACTGTAAATGGAATATTCATAATCAAGTGGATACTATCATCGGTCCAACTGATTGTTCTATGTGTCTTTTTCGTGTTCACATAGTATACACGGCCTTGTTCGATATTAATTTTCTTATCGTCCATCCACCAGTCGTACTGTAGTGGTGCAACGTTCTTAACAAAGCAAGCTAACCTAAACTCTCTGCGAGGAAAGCCCGGGCTGTCCCTGTGTGGCACAAAGTATCCGCCCGTACCGCACTTGACTAAAAAGCTTCGGCCAACAGGAGCAAACTCTTCGAACAATGGATGTAAGCTGGCACAAGCATCATACAATGCTGTTGGCTTGGTAAATGCACTATCGCCTACCGGACGACCTAAGGCTTGGGCGGCTTCGGGCAAGCTGGGCAAGCTACGATGGTCCCAACCTTCCATGTCCAATGTTGTTAAACTAAGTCCTTTGCGATTGTTTGGCCGATCTGTACGAGGCAAATAATCAACCCAGTCGTTGGAAAACACCGACAGCTCTTGCTCAAGCTGTGCGGTGTCAATCATATAGTCTAAAGGTTCAAAGTCCCCTATACCCAGGAGCGCAGTTTCCGCAACTAGTTTGTCGTAATTGCTAATTGCTGGGTCTACTGCACTCCTGCTGTGACTTATACCTTTTCCGTCTACTGTCATGCGGCCTTTACTAACTCATCGGGCCAGTGGATGTATTCCTTCCACGCTTCGTCCCTGATGTAAATTGTTTGTTTACGAGCAAGTTTAGCCATTTCCCAGTAAGTAGGCGCACGTGGTGCAACCAACGGTTCCATTGGGTCCGTACCTTTAACAAAGTTACAAGTACGGCAAGCGGTTACAATGTTGTCCCAATTGGTTTCGCCACCTTGGCTACGTGGCACCACATGGTCGAACGTTAAGTCGTCAACATGGAACTGTTCACCACAGTACTGGCAACGATGGCCGTCACGCATGTAAACCATTTTACGGTTAAATGCCACACCAAAGCTAGGGTTTATATATTTGGTAGCCACAATAATGCTGGGCACAGGAATAGTCAAGTGTTGACTATGCACTTCCCAATCGTCATAGTTTTTAATTACTATGGCTTTTTCAGAAAAGACTGCCTTAATGGCTGTTTGCCAGTCAACCGTGCTCAGTGGAACCAAGCAAAGTGGCTGGTAGTCTGCGTTTAATACTAGTGTGTCAGAGCTCATAGCAATATTTAAGTGGGTGGTCAAAACGCTAGTATAACATCATTTGCTATTTCGAGCAATTAAATACTGTATGCTTGAACGTGTGCCTGCAACCGAAAAACAAAGACGCTTGGATGTGTGTACCGCATGTCCATTCTTTGTGCAAGCCGCGTGGACTTGCAAAAAATGCTGGTGTTACTTGCCTGCCAAAGCCAGCTTCAAAAAGACCCGATGCCCTGAAGGGAAATGGACAGTTGACAATAAATCCAATTAATTGTATAATAGCGAAATCGTTAACAAATTCTAACATTGTATGGACTTTAACGCAAGCGATTTCGGATTCCTAGGTTGGAACAATGCACCCGGACACGATAAAATTTGGGGTTTTATTAAGACTAGTCAAGGGATTTTTAGCTTCTGGGGTCGCAGGGGCAAGAGTTTGTCGTTTAAAGAATACACTAGTATGTGGGACGTTGAAGCCGTTGCTAATAAAAAGGAATATTCGGGCTATAAACGACAATTTAATACCGAAGTATTACCCCCGGATTTTGAGGGGCAATTAATGATGGCCTGCTTGGGCAAAGTAAAGTTTTCGGCTTGACATTAAATCCAATTTATTGTATAATAACACTATTGTAACGCAAAAGGAGTTTGAAATGTTCGTAATGTATAACTTTTCCTATCCTAACTACAAGCCCCGTTATTTCGAAACTGAACGCGGCGCTCGTATTGCACAAGGTCGCAACAACAAAAACCCCAAAAACTTCCAGTGCGGTGTGCTCAGCCACAAAGCATTTGACGAGCTTTTTGGTAATAAAAAAGTTACTGTCAAGAACTTGATGACGGGCATGGACGTGGAAATCCTGGAATCGGACCGCGGTACTTGTAACGACCCCAGCCAAGAACGCTATTTTTCCATGTAATTTGGTTGACAATAAATCCAATTTATTGTATAATACTTACATAGACAGCAACAAACAGGAGTTTTAAATGGCTTACATTACCGCAGAAGACGTCAAAGCAATCCGCAACGAACTCAAAGCTCGTTACCCGCAATTCAAATTTGGTTGCAAAAAGGGTGCAGGTAGCCTCAGCGTTGATGTTACCATTAAACAAGGTCCCGTGGACTTTATTGAAAACTATTTGACTGGTGCTACTCCTGGCGCCAATGTAGATTACATTCGCAAAGCTGGTTCCGTTCAAGTGAACCCTTACTGGCTGGACAGCACTTACTCCGGCGAGGCCTTGACAATCCTTGAAGATATTGTTAAAATTGTCAAGACTGCACCCAAGCGCGGTTGGTACGATAATTCTGACGCAATGACGGATTACTTTGATACCGCTTACTACTTTCACATCAGCATTGGCGAGTGGAACAAACCTTATCAAGTGGCCTAATTAGGAAAATAAATGAAACAACCTTTTGAAATTATCCAAGAGCTAGAGTCTGATAACAGTAGACTCTTCAAAGAAGATGTTATTAAACAAACTGCCGAAGCTGGCAATGACATTTTCTTTGAAGGATGTAAGATGGCATTTGATGCTATGATTACATTTGGTGTTAAGCAAGTGCCTACGCACGGTGGACCTGACGGACAAGGACTTCCTTGGGACGCCTTTGTTGAGCTAGCAGAAAATCTTCGTACCCGTGCGATCACTGGCAACGAAGCACGTCAGGCTATTGAGCTTTGCCTAAGTGCGGCCAAGCAAGACGAATGGAATTTCTGGTATCGCCGTATTCTTATCAAAGACTTGCGTTGCGGTGTCAGTGAAAAGACTGTCAACAATGTCGTTGGCAAAAAATTTAAACAATATGCTATACCAGTTTTTAGCTGTCAGCTTGCTCATGATAGTGCTAATCATGAATCGAAAGTATCTGGACGCAAACTTATCGAAGTTAAACTCGACGGGGTCCGCGTTATCACTGTTGTTTATCCAGATGGGCGTGTTGATCAGTATAGCCGTAACGGTAAAGAGCTTGTTAACTTCCCACATGTGAAAGAACAGTTGGCAAAGGTTGCTGGACAGTTTACTGAAGCAATGGTACTAGACGGCGAAATCATGTCGGGTAGTTTCCAAGACTTGATGAAACAAATCCATCGCAAAAGCGATGCACAAGCCCAAGATGCTGTGCTTAATCTGTTTGACGCACTGCCATTGGTGCAGTTTGAAAAAGGCATTAGCCCTACTACACAAACTCAGCGCAGTGAATGGCTTAATGCGTGGTTCAGTTCTAACAAAGATGCGTTGCCCAATGTAACTGTAGTTGGACAAGAACTTGTTGACTTGGACTCTGCCGAAGGGCAAAAGCGATACAAAGAAATTAATGCACAGGCCATTGCTGGTGGCTACGAAGGCATCATGCTTAAAGATATTGATGCTCCTTACGAAGTTAAACGTAGTGTAGCATGGCTTAAACTTAAACCATTCATCGAAGTCAGCTTGAATGTAATCGGTGTAGAGGAAGGAACTGGTCGCAATGAAGGAAGACTTGGCGCAATTATTTGTGAAGGTGACGACGACGGAAAATTTATCACCGTTAACGTTGGTAGCGGTTTCACTGACGCTAACAGGGATGATTATTGGACTGCTAAAAATCGACTTCTTGGGCAAGTCGTTGAAGTTCGTGCAGACGCAGTTACACAGAACCAGGATGGTTCTTATTCGCTCAGGTTTCCACGGTTCTTACGTTTCCGAGGCTTCGAAGCTGGCGAGAAAATCTAATAGGGTAATTATGACACCAGAAACAGTAAAGGCAATGTTATATGGAGGCTTAAAAGAGCTAACAAACAATAAGAAGTATTTTCGCAAAAGCGATATTGGCCGCAAGCATGAGTATAGCGGCTGGACTGAAGACGGTGCTTCTGAAGTCAATGAGTTCGTCAAACTGATGACCACGCAGTTGCTAATAGCAGAAGATACTGCCATTGAAGATAAAGCAAAAGATATGGTTATGGAGAACTTAAAGAAATAAGTTCCAACGTTGGATCTGCTCGCAGTATTTCCAGCACATCAGTTGTAGGTATCTTAAATTTAATACTGGCATAAACCATGCCAGTATTTTTCACATCCCACATTAAAGGATCGGTTTGTATGTCTACAAAATATGCCTTTCCTTGTTCCAACAAAATACGTTCGCTGTCTTGTGTACAATAATACTGCTCGCCCGCGGTATGCAAGTGCATGATCATACAAGTGAACCACATGCTCTTTCCATAGTGATGTCGAAGTGTGGGACCGTACATACTATAGCTAGGTTCTATAGCAATGTCCTTTACACTAGCAGGTATACGAGTTAAGAATTCTTGTTTGTGTTCTCCCACTGGAGTAACAGATTTCTTATGCTGGGCAATGTGTATCTTATCCCAGTTAATCCATCGCAAATTGTCTTCTCTCCATCTGTTAGGAAAGTTAATTCCTTTGAGTTCGTATATCATGTTACTGCATTACCTTTAACGCCAGCCCATTGACGTTTTTGTACTTCAGTTGGTGCGCCAAAAATAGGCTTGTATCTTCCAGGACTTAGCTCTGGTCCTTTAACTTGTGCCTTACTATTTTCAATCTGACCTTTGGCCGCCTTGTAGCCTTCTTTTTCTAACTGTGCTCTAGTTAACCCTTGTGGGTAGTTACCAGATTTCATAACTTGAGCTTCTTTTAAGCGGCGTGCATTTTCATGCGGGCAACTGCTAATACAGTTAGCAACGTTTTCCCAATCACCTGCTTTGCCGTAATCTTTAATGTTTTTATTTTTATAACTTAAAGATCCCATGCCGCCCGCGCCCATGTTATAGCTACAACTAATCAACGCATCAAATGCGTTTTGTGTTAGCTTACATCCTTTGAACGCACTCTTAACTGCATTTTCAAATTGTTGTACGTCAACTAGGAACTTATTGTAGGCCGCATCATATGTCATACCGTTTTCAAAGTCACTAGGTTTGTCGTATCTCTTACCGTCCTGCAAGTGTCCAAATCCAATGCTATGTGCTCTAAAGTCCCAATACTCAATAGGACGATAACGTTCCATACCTAGAATGAAGTCTGCGCCTGGCTTACTTAAATGTAGCCCGGCAATGTCAACTGCATTTTTTGTATCTACGTTAGCATTTGGTTCAATGCCAGTAGTGTCCAACGGTGTACTACTTGCATTAGGGTCAGCAGGTAAGCCAGGGCCACCATCGGCCGCTGTTTGTTGTTCGCTACGTGTTTTGCTAGATAGTCCTGGGTTAGGTAAATTAACGTGACCTCTCCATGGTTCATGTTCTGGCACACGACTTGCAATACTACTACGAACACTGGTGTTAACTGCCAAGCCGTTTTCGTCAGGAGTTTCTGGACTGTCTGGGGCAGGACCATTTAAGTGTAGTTGGGCGCCGCCTAGTACTAGGTTACCGCCAGCTCCTACGTGCGCGGCTCCCATGGCTCCTAATCTTAAATCGCCACCGACAATTAAGTTACCGTTGCCAGCAACACTGATCTTTAAATCACTGCCGCTGTTCATTTGTATCTTGCCGGCCGCTTCTAAGTTTATGTCTTTACCAGCTCTAAAGTTAATATCGCCTAAGGTATGCATGTTAATGCCGCCCTCTGCGTATGCATCGATGTGCCCGTCTGCACTTAATTCAAACCATGCAGTACCATCTCGGTTGATCAAATAAATCATACCAAAGGTATCGTTGATAAAAATTTGAGCACCGTTTTGTGTACGTAATCTAATGTAAGCGTTCTTACTGTCGTCGTCCATTACAAACTGATGTTGTCCTGGAGTTAATATTCCGTATACCTTACTAATGTCATCGCGTTGTGCGCCACTGGTACTATTACCACGTAAAAAGTCTGTAGTCAGTCCTTGGTCATCTAATGCGTCTGCTAATGTTGGATGGCGAGGACGAAGGCTGGAGTCGTTGTCCAAGTCGCGTTTGTTTTTCTCTGCACTTGGATAAGTTTCTGCATTTTGTGTTTCGCCGTAAGTCTTACCAAAAGGAATACCAGGAACAGTATATGTATTAGAGTCCTGATACAAACACGCAAACCAAACACCTTTTGTAACGTCTCCGTTAGGGAAACATACTAGAACTTCGTTGTTAATGTCGGGAGGCACAAACCACATACCATAAGCACGTTGAGTTTCTGTACTGCTCTTTGGATTAGATCCTGTTGCATGTGGGTCACTGGCTCCAGCAAAAGGACTAGCGTAACTTACTGTGGTCCATGACAAGCTGTCTGCTGGATCGCTTTTAAATTCAGGAATCCAAACACGTAAACGTCCCATGCCTTTGTCGTCTGCATTATCTTTGACAATGGCTAGATATATGCCCATGGGCATATTAATTCTACTTGCGGTATCGTCCCTTGACTGTGGCCTTACTTTACTGGCCGCGTTACTAATTGCCATTTATTATTTCTTTGCGTTTGGTACTTTGGCTCCTGCCGTGTCTGCACCTTTTTGTACTGCGCCTTTGGTTGCGTTAACTGCGGCCGCAGAATCTTTTTGTTGTTTTTCAACTGCTTCTTTGCTAACACCTAAGTAACTAGCAATAATGTTAGCGTCTCTAACACCATGGATCTTTTGCACAAACGTTCCCTTGAAGGTGTGCTCAACTGTAGTGGCCAAGTAAAGTCCGCTAATCATTTGGTTTTGATCAAACTTCATTAAGCCGTCTGCAGGATCGTAGTCGCTAGGTGTTTGTACTGTTAGATAGAAATAGTTGCCGCCTTTGTTGTAATCTGCCAGAGTCATGTTAGAGTTTTTCATGTCTGCATTACCGCCTAGTTTTTCTAACAAAATACTATTAGGTGTTCCGAACCAGAACGGATCTCCTACGATTTCAATATCAATAGCACACAAGTCTGCGCTGGCACGTAGTTGGTTAAAGATGTAACCAAAGCTACCGCGGTTATTACTAAACGGGCTTTCTACACCTTCGGTACTTTCTTTATCTGTATCGTCTTCTAAGAATCTATTCAACAACCAGCCTGCGTTAACACTATTGTCGTCTACTACACCTTGGCTGTCCTGATATGTTAGGCCGCTAACACGTAGCTGATGAGGAGGTGCCTTAGGAGCATTTTGTCCAAACTTTTTAATAGGACCCAACAACGTAGTTGCGGCTTCTTGTTTGGCTTTCATCACGGGGTTATTGGCTTGTTCCTGTACTAAACGTGCTTCTTCTTTTTCTCTATTGTTAAACAAGTAAACGCCTTTGCCTTCTCTAACTTCTTTTAACTTTTGTGCGTTGTCTTTCCATTCTTTACGTGCCTTGTCAATTGCGGCACGTTCGCCTTCTGGATTACCTTTAATCTTAGGACCGTGCTGGCTAGTGTCTGCAAATGCAGTACCGTTAGTTGGCACAGGTTGGAAGAACGCATTGTTTAGTGTAATCTTAAAAGATCTTACTTCAGTGTTCATACCTGTATAAAAGTAATCATAACGCTTGTTAAGCATATTAAGTACTTTTAGTTTTTCGTAACGCTTCTTAACTGTTTCCCTATTAACTGCATCGTCTCCGCCTTGTTGCGAATCTTGGTCCGCTGGTGTAATTACCTGCGGGGTAACAAACGACATGATTTTATATGTGATCTTTTTAGCGTAGTCTTTTGTATAGCTATCAAACTCTATGGCTTGTGTATATGTTTGCAC